TTACTGCTCCTTTAATGATGCACCGCCGCTCGGCGTGCGCGATATATGAGGCATTTCCGCCAGCAGCGCCATCGCATCGGCATAGGCCCGCATGGCGCGCTGCTCGTCGATCTGGTCGGCCCCGAGGGTTTCAGCGCACTCGCGGAGCTGGGCGGCGAGGCGTTCGATCAAATCAGCCATTTCGCTCGTCCTCCGCGTCATAAGGATCGGATATGCCCGCCATGAGCGCGGCCTGGTACTTGCTATAGCCCTCTTCGCGGAGATCCAGATATCGCTCTGCGCCTTCACGGCTGCAGTGGTACATCTGCATCACGCGTTTGATGCGCTCTAGGTCAGCCATACACCGCGCCTCCGTCCTTGTGGTCGGGGTGGGCGCAAGGCTTGCAGATGCGACCGCCCGGTGCGAGCTCTTGAGGGAACGCCCAGCGGCGGCAGCGCGGGCATTCAACTTGGCGCAGACCACCCTTGATCTGCGCGTTAAACCAATCTTCTCTCGCGCTGTAGCCGGTGGGCGGCGGATCGCCGGGCTTGTAGTCGCCGGAGACGGTCAGAATTGCCACGCCGCCTCCGAAATTGACACGGATATCAGGCATCGCGGCTCTCCTTCTGCGCGCCCGGTTGCGCGGTCGGTGCGGCGCGGTCTCGCCGCTTGCGGAATTCGAATATTCCCGACCGCAAGCCGGTGATAGCTTCAGTGAACGCCTCATCAGCCTGCGCGGCTGCGTCTTCTGCAGCCTGGTAGTCTTCCGAGGGCGCGATCTCTTCCGTCAGGTCTAGGAGTGCCTCATTGGCCCGCTGGCTGGCATTCAGGCAGGCCATGACATATTCAGCGTCTCGTGCGAGATATTCAGCGAACTCCAGCGCATAGGCAGTGGGCGTGCGTCCTGTTGCATCCTGGGCATCGCGCACTGCCTCGCTGGCCCCATGCACCGCGCACGGATGACGCAGGGAGCCGTCGCCGCTGGGGCAGGAGCATTGCGCCTCGCTGGCCTGGGGCGCGGCATCCGGCCCGTGTTCGCTCATCAGAAAGGCCATGACGTTGCGCGCCTGACGCTCGTCTAGCGCCAGCCCGCCGCATTCGCCCTCAATCACGGCTTGCACATTCCAGATCATTTGCTGGGTCACATGCTCCGGCAGGAACTTGCCACGGCGCGTCGCCTCCCCGGCTACAGGGGCGCTTGCGGGAACGTCGATCACATGGTCCGCTGCAAACCGTTCCACCTTTTCGGACCAATCCCCAATCGCTTCCGCCGTAGTGAACAGCGGCAGCAGCGCCCGCGCCTCACGCAGCAAATACAGCGCCTCGGTGCGCATTCCTTCGTCGGCTACAGGGGCGCTTGTCAGCCAAGTGCCGCCGTCATACGGGTCAAGCAGCTTCGCCTGGGTTTGGCGCACGGGGCAGTTGGGTGCGTGCAAATCAGCCGGCTTATTACCTCCGGGGCAGTTGCAGGCTACAGGGGCGCGCAGCTTGGACAGCAGGGCGGATTCGATGGCGCGACCAAAGCGCAACGCTTCGTCGTCGGTCATGTTGCTGCGACGTTCCAGGCTCAGGATTTGCCCAGTGGTTAGCACGGCATCCTTCGGCGCCGGGGCGGGGGTGTTGGTGGTCATGTGGTTTCCTTGGTGGTGGGCCGGGCAGCGCGGATCAGGCTGCGAACGCCGCGATGGTCCTTGGTGCTGCCGCGCATGCGCCATAGGCCGGTGCCGGGCCAGAAGTCGAAGGTCCGGTCATTGGCTGCCGTCACGATGAGGTGCGCGCCGGAATTGCGAGTCACGAACTTAATGCCAGCCTCGGTCAGCAAACGGGCTGACTGCTCGCGGTTGTCGGCGCGCTTCTGCTGGCTCCGCTCCTTGAGTGCGGGCTTCACGTCGCGCCAGAAATCTCCCATGTCGCCCATCACTGGCCTCCTTCGCCCTGCTGGGCAGCAATGGCGGCATCAATATCCGCCGACGCTGCGCTGTGACTCATGACCGTCATGCGGCGCAGGATGCCGTTGCGGTGCTCCCGTGTCACGAGATCGGCATGGTCTTCGGTCAGCCACCGATACCGCGCCGCATCCCGCGCATCGCCAGCAGCGGGAGCGGCAACGGCGGCGTTCACTTCCCGCAGGCATTGGTTCCAGCCCCGGATGAATTCACCGTGGTATCGCAAGTCATAGAGCGGCTTGGGCAACGTCGCAAAACCGGGGTAGAGCGGCACCCACGCGCCCGACTGCTTGCGCACCTCTTCGATGCGGTCGTTATGGATCGGCCCTTCATGGCCGTCATCGGAGCGCGGCCGGTACCAAAACAGAGGCCGCCGCTCGTCCTTCGCATCGTCCTGTGCGCTGGCAGCACGCCAGAACACAGCAGCCAGCCCCTGCATGGCAGTACCTAGGATGTCATGCTCACGGCACGAGGCGATGAAATGCGGGTCGTCGTGCGGATACCCTTCGCGCATGCTTTCGGGCTGTGCGCTGGCGGGAGGGGTGGGGGAATCAATGCGGCCTCCGGTCGGGTCGTGCGGATCGACCGGGTAGACGCCTTCCTCGGGATACTCCTCCAGACGAACGGTCAGGATGGGCTTCGCGTTCCAATCGCCGTCGTCATCCTGCACGGTCGCGGCCGGTGCCACAGCCAGGATCAACGCCACGTCCTGACTTTCTTCGTCGTCTCCGCCCATGGTTTCGGCTGCCAAGCTCAGTTCTGCGGCCAGAGCCTTCATCTGAGCTACCGTTGTCTGCCACTGATGCGGTGGCACCGCATGCGCCTCTCCTGTCGGCAAAGCGGCGAGCAGCTTGGTCCGAACCATGTCCTCAGTGATCTTGACCAGATAGGAGCCAGGCTCTTCCTGAAGGTGAGGGTAGTTCGCCCGGGCCAGCAGCTGATGGCGTTCTGCGTCGGTCAAGACGGACTGAATGACCGCCGGAGCAGCGTCGGTTCGGATCGTCATTGCACAAGCTCCAGTCGTGCCGGCGCGGCCGGCATCGTTTTGCGGACCCAGGCGGCGGTCCCCGCCAAGCGTTCGCCCGCATTCGCAGAGCCTTCAGCCTGAGCCATCAGGACCGCGGCGATGCTGGTCAGCTTCATCAGGTAGTCGCCCATTTGGTCGCGGTCGGTCATGCGGCAAGCAGTGAGGTATTCGCCAACGAAGCGCCCTGCCAGCGCTTCGGCTTCGGCGGGGCCGGCTGGGCGGCGGTGATTGTCCTGTTCGGTAGGCATGCTGCGCTCCTCGGCGGATGGTCTGTCGGCACGCTGGCCGAAGACTCCGGCGAGCATGGTTTCGTGCATCTGTTCGGTCTTGCAGGTGGCGCAGAGGGCGGGGCCGCCGCACTTGGCGCGGGCACCATCCGCGCGCGGGACAACCCAACCATGGGAGCTGTCGGATTTCATAAGCGCTTCTCCAGTTCGGCTCGAATCTGTGTCTGCCGCAGAAGGTCGATCTGATCGTCAGGGTCGGCCATCGACATGGCGCGGCGAAGGGTCGGCATTGCGATGCCCAGGTTGCGCAGCGTGCGCTCCTGAATGGGCACCATGTACTTGAGCGCGATGTGCAGCTCACGCAGCGGGTCCAAGGGCAGGCTTTCGCCATGCCGGACGCACCACATTTCGAAATGCCAGATCACGCCCTCGATCGCGTCGGCGGCTTCGTACCAGCAGCCGTCGCCAGCCTGGAACTGAGGGATGCCCTTCGCATCAGCGTGAACGGTCCCATCGCGGTTGATCTGGTCAATGATTGCCTCCACCGGTCGAAGGACCAGGTCGGTGGCGACGATCATCGGTGCGCGGACGGCGCGCGGGGTGTAGCGCTTGTTCCGGGCCTTGCGTGCCCTGCGGTGTGGGTTGCTCATGCGATGCTCCCTTCGGTGTCAGTGCCCAGCACCCAGCGCAGCGCCTTGGCATATTCGCCCTCGGCAGCCGCCAGCGCGGCGAGAATCTGGGCGCGAGTCTTGATGCGGGGCGCGTTGCCCATCAGGCGCGCTTGCCGTCGAGACCGTTCATGCGGCTTCGCGTCCTTTGCCGCATCCAACAGGGCAGCGATCTTGGCGCGCTGCTCAATGGGGGAGAGCTTTGCCAGGGCCTTGGCGATCGTCAGAGTGATCTGTCCGGACTCGATGGCGTCCTGAACCACTTTCGGGCTGTCCAGCAGCGCGAGCGTGTCTCGCACGGTCGCGATTGAGCAGTTGTAGATGACAGCGATCTGGTCTTCGCCTCGGCCCAGCGCCAGATGGCGGCGCATTTTCTCAGCGCGCCCCAAAGGTGTATCAGCGGTACGGGCCTCGTTTTCACTGGCGATGGCGTCCAGCGCCATCTGCCGCTTGCCGGCATAGACGACAGCCGGAATCTGCCGCGCCGGTTCGCCGCGGGCGCGCCGCCACTCATTTGCCAGACGAGCGGCCTTGACGCGTTGGCGTCCGAAAACCACTTCTGTTTCGCCCGTCTCCGGGTTCTTGGATACCGCGACGGGTTCCAGCACGCCCTGGTAGTCGATGTTGCGGGCCATCGCCTCGTCCACCGGCAGGTGCACGCGCTGGTCATAGAGCGGACTGGCTTCGTCCGTGACCAGAACCAGCTTGGCCGGATCGAAGTTCAGCAGGTTGCTTTGGCCGTCCGCGCCATAGACGTCTTTGGATTTTTTTGCCATGTCGTGTCCTGGTTGTCAGATCTGCTTTTCCCCGCCGAGTGCTTCAACCAGCTCGGCAAGCATCTTGGCCAGTTCGCCGGTCATGAGGACCATGTCCGAGTCGAACTTCTCGTCGTCGTTCTGCGCGTAGTCCGCGCCTTTCTTCAGCACATCGAGGGGCGATACGCGCCGGATGTCGAGGCCTTCGGTCAGAACGAAGGACACGCGATCGGCCCAAGTCAGCGCGAGGCGGGTGCATTGCTTCCCCGACTGGATGTGCCGGCGCGCGTCCTCGGCGTCGATGGAATGCTTGACGTAGCGGACGGCAGCGCCGCTTTCGCCGGAGGCGCGCAGTTCCGTGTCCTGGTCGATGGTGAAGTTGGCCGGAGCTTCGTCCTCGGCCAGCCAGCCAGTCATGGCAGAGGCGGGCGACTGGGCGACGTGCAGGTTCTCCAGCGGGAAGGGATCTACAGTCTTCGCCAGCAGCCCGATGACCTCATCCGCTTTGGATGACGAGGCGGTGTCGATCACGAGCCAGCGGTTCAGCGGGTCAATCCAGACGCGGGTGTCGCGATAGACGCTGAATGCGCGCGGCAACAGGTCGTCCGTGACGCGCTCCTTGATGTCCCTCATCTGCTTGCGGCCCGGCTTGTAGCCTTGCTGCTCCTCGATCTCCTCGGCCCGTACCTTGGTGACCTGGTTGATCACAGTGGCGGGCAGCAGCTTTTTCTCGGCGCGCAGGCAAAGCAGGAATCGACCGGCCACAGGGTGGGCGAGTTCGCCGCCCTCACGCGGGGCGATCCAGCCGAGGGACTGCATTTCCAGGTTGTTGCCGGACTGGAATGCGTTGCGTTTCAGGCCGGCCTGCAGCTGCTCGGCATAGTCGGACAGCGGGGCGGAAAGCCGGTAAATCTTCAGGTTTTTGAACCACATGTGAACTCCGTTATTTCAGGCGAAAGCGTGGTCGGCGCGCGTTGCGAGGTGGTAAGCGAACAGCACGTCATATGCGAGTGCGGCGGTCGTCTGCGCGCTGTTGTCGATGACGCGATCGACTTGAATGCGGGTCACCTCTTGCTCTGACGCATGCGGAGCAAGCACGGCGTCGGCGATGGGCCGCGTGACCCGCCACACCTCGCCGCCCAACGAATTCACCAGTGCGGCTTCGTTGGCGAATCTCACGTCCGTGATCGCGATTCGCCGCCATCCGTCGCGCTGCAGCGATTCAAGGGCCTCATGGGCGCGCAAGAGCCAGTAGTCCTTTCCCGATTGGCTGCGCCGATACTCAGTTCCCCATAGGCGCATGACCCAGCGCGGGCTCAGTGCCCTGTCGAGGGTGAGTCCCAGGGGGAGGGAGAGCATGAGCTCGACAAACGTGCGGTCCGCACAGCGGTGCAGCGCCAATTCATGCGTCGGCGCCTCTTTGGTGCTGCGATTGGAGAAGAGCCGTAGGTCGACGCCGAACGCGGCCGCGAGCTCGGCGCGAACGGCGTCCGCAAACGCCAGCCGAGCGAAGCCGTGTGCGCTTGCGAGGATATCGGCGCACGTGTCCTTGCCGGCGCCAGCGTGGCCGGCAAGGCCCACCAGCAGGTAAGGACCGCTGCGAGACTTCGCCGAAGGTAAATCGCGGAAATGGGTTGTGTGCACGAGGCACTCCTTTACATGCGGTGGGGAAATTGGTTAATCGGCGTCGCCCGCGGCCCGTGCGCGCCAGTCGTTCTTGGGGCGCAGACGAACGACGCGGTTGGGGGGGGCCTCAGCGGAATTGAGAATCGCAATACACAGCGCGCGGTTGCGCATCAGCACGTCAATGTCTCGAACTCGCCGGCCCAGCTTCGCAACTGCGGCGAGCACCTGTTCGCGCGTGAATTCGCGAGCCATGGGCGGGCTCCTCAACGCTGGACAATCAGCAGCGGGGCGTCCGGGATGTTCTGCACCAGCGCTTCGCCGTTGGGATTGACGTACAGACATGCGTACTGGCGCGTCAGCGGGTCTTGCCAGAGTTGCCCCGCCGTGCCGCAGCTACGGGCGAGCATGCGCGTGCGCTGTTCGTCGTCGGCCTTGAACAGGCGTTGATCATTGCGAGCGATTACTTGCGCCCAGCCAAATAGGGCAGCCACTGCGATGAGCAGTGCCAGCACAGCTGCGATGCATTGGGTTGCGTTCTTCATGCGGGTCTCCTTGGCCCCTGAACCCGGGGCCCCCTGTTCGTCGGACTGCGCTGCGTGATGCGGCGCACGTCAAAAACGAACAACATGAAGAAAGTATAGAAAACCTAGACTCAATGGTCAAGAAAAACGAGACTGCGGTTTTGTGCTTCTAGACTTTTGGTCGTGGTGGAAATCAGCCGTCGATAGACAGGGCCGTCTTAGCCGCCTGCGCTAGATCTGCGGCTAATGTGATTACGTGCTCTTGTCGGTCGGCCGTCATGGTTGAAAAGCCGGAGAAACCCGGCCCAGTGGTGCAGGCTAGAAGCGCCTCCAGCTGTTCGAGCTTGGAGAAGCCCTCTTCGAACACATCCAAGTCGATTTCTATAGTCGTCCTCATGCTCACCCCTTCGATGCCTGCTGCCGTGAAACCAAGCGCTTGCACAATGTGACTGCGCTCTTTGGTCGAATTTCAGCACTCCTTAGAGGAAAGGAATGCCACGAACACGGCCTAAACACTCGCACAGTGCGAGTATTTATTCCAGCAGTGTGCTAGTACGCTCCCGCGCATGGGAAGAGTACGCGCCTCGAAAGTTAGAGATTGGGATCAGGTAACTGTCCGCCTGCCGCCGGGCATGCGTGATCTGATAAACGATTTGGCGGCAAAGAGCGGACGCTCAGCGAACGCCGAGATTGTGGCAAGACTGGAACAGTCATTGTCCTCGGACGAGTCCTTGGATCTGGCCGGCCTTCGGGCCGTCATCCGAGAAGAGCTGGCCGCAGCGTTGGCGGCCCATCGCCACGACCTTTAGGTCAGGGCGTTACTCTGGCTGCGATCGCAATGATCGCTACGACTCCGCAGGCCTTCTACTTTGCTGACACCTTCAGAGCCTTCGCGGTTCCGAAGTATCGGAAATAGCAGTTGTAGCCAAGATTGCCAGGCTGGCGAACGATCGATATATCGCTGATCGCGTTGGCGCCCTTCGCAAAGGCATTAATCAGTAGATCAGAACGGACCGTGTCTTCGGTGGGTTTTGGCTCGTACAGATTGGCGTGGCACCGGATGGCGGACACTTCTGCCAATACTTCCGCGCCTGCCGGCGACGTCTCGTAGACCGTGAGGGCCTTGGTTGCTGCCTGGAAGTCGACCACGCTGGCGGGTGCATTCCCTCGCCGCACCGTAGCGTCTTTCTCCTCCGGCGGCACCGTGATGCAGCCGGCGAGCGCGACACCAACCGAAATCGTAACTAGCGAAGAAATCGTTCTTTTCATTTCCCTGGTTTTGGCTATGAACGTACCCATTGTCCCGCTTCGTCGTCCCGGAGCCTGGATCCAACCCAAACGATTTGGCCTAGAACCCGCACAGGAACGCCATTCTCAAGAGGGACGTCGAAGTAGTTCGGATTGAATGATCGCGCCACCCATCGCCCCGTCAACTTGTCTTTGGCTACGGTCTTCACCAACATCTTGCCGTCATAGTTGATTGCGTATACGCCGCCGGAGGCTACGTCCTGCAGCGTCAGGCTCTCGTTCGGGACCACCAGCAGCGCTGCCCCGTCGCGAATGAGTGGCTCCATGCTATCGCCCTTTGCATATACGACCCGGGCTTTCCCGCCCTCTGCGCCTACCGACCGCAGAAAAGAGCGACGAAACTGAATCATTCCAGTTTGGTCTTCGCTGTGGTTCTCGATTCCATCGCCCGCAGCTAAACGCACTTCGGCCAGCTCTGGCACTTCTTCAAACGGCTCGTTTGCGGCATGCGGTTCGCCAGGCCCCGCATTGGCCATCACGCCGATTTGAGTGCTGATTTTGGCTCGACTGTCTCGCTCGAACTGGAAAGTGCTTTTTCCGCCGTCCCAGGGGGCAGGAGGCAGACCGGGGATGCGCATCGGGAATTCGTCGGTCGCCACGTCCATATCTACAAGATCGCCGGCCTTATGCGTTCGCAAGACCTCGCCGAAAGGGCGGCTGGAGACTGGAGGCGTTGGTGCGACCTTTATGCCGTGTTTGAGCTGAGCAATAGCCAGTGCCAACGCGCCCTGCAGCTCGCTCAACTGAGCTGGTGGCAGCGCGTGCACTTCGTCCTCTGAAATGGCGGGGAAGGGCCAAGGGCGCGGTTTGGACGGCGGAGTTGCGACCTGTATCGACTGCGCAACATCAGTCAGGCCGGGCAACGGCTCGGTGTAACCGGTGATTTTGCTGATCTGAACCAGTTGTTCAAAGCTGGGCTCGTGCCGGCCTTTCTCCCAGGCCGACACATTTCCCTTGCCCACGCCAAGTGGGTCGCCCAGCTGTGTCTGGGTGAACCCGGCGTGCTGTCTGGCAGCTTTGATCCAACTCTTTATATCCATGATGGCAGTGTAAAGAAATTCTGTACAAGTCGGGTCTATAAAACCTTGACCTGTGTTGTCTATAAAATGTAGACTCCGGGCATGAACGATAGAACCCATCCTCTCGAAGAGGCGGCAAAGGTCTTCGGATCGGAAGCTGCTTTAGCCCGTGCGCTGAAGGTGAGCCGCGGGGCCCTCAATCAATGGAAAAAGCCGGGGCGTCAGGTTCCGGCCGAGCACTGTCCACGGATTGAGGCTCTGACCGGCGTCAGGTGCGAACGGCTCTGCCCGAGCGTTGATTGGGCCTTTTTGAGAAATCGAGCCGCTTGAGGCGGATCTGCGGGACGACCGTGATGGCCTCAATGCATCGTCGCGCATTCGCGTCCGTCTACCGCCCAGGCGGTGCGGTCTCGCTCCTCGCAAAGTTCTTTGAAGATGTTCAGCACTGCGTTCTCGCTGGCGGTTTCCAGCCGGCGGGTGGCGATCTCTTGCGCTTGGATCAAGAGGCGTTCGGTTTCGGTGATGGCGTCTTTCATTCGTATTACTCGCTGGCGGATAGGAATGTGCATGGTAGGCACCTCCCTGCATGTCTTCCACGAGAATCGCGCCCCTTTTTCGGGAGTCCTTGATGACCAAACACTATGCAGACTCGCACTGGCGCGGTTCGATATACAACGCTCTGCGCGCTGCTCCTGATGGGGTCAGCGGCTTTTGCGCCTGGGCTGCCGAGTTTCGAGACCGCAAGATTTCGCCCAAGACCCTTTACAAGAAGCTGGACGGGTCGGACCCGGCCGAGCGCTTGGCAATTGAAGACGCAGAGCTCATCACTGAGTATCTGCGGCGCCACGTGGTGACGCGCGATCGCGCCACCGGCTGGATCGCCGCCCTCGCCTCGCAATTCGACTTGGCGGCCGTGGAGCTTGACGCCCCGCCGCCTGGCGGGCGCTGGCCCTGCGAGATCACGGCGATCATGGAGAAGGGATTCACGCTTTCCGAGCAAGGCGGGATTCTGTCAGGCATGTTGGCTGGCGCGCTTCGAGATCGTCGAATCACACGGCGGGAGGCTGGCGAAATCGAGGCTCAGGCCTATGCCGAAATTCGCATGCTGCTCCGCCTTGTCCGCAATGTGAGGCGCGCGGGCGAAGAGGGGCTCACCCTCGGCGCGCTTGGAGACGAGGAATGATCCAGCGTCGCACCAGGCGTGGGCGACCGGCCGGAACACTCGGTCCGGTCGCGGCCCAGATACTCGCATTGCTGACTGCCGATCCCTTGACTGCGGGACAGGTGGCTGAAGAGCTGCAGCTTTCCATCATGGTGGCGAAGTACACGTGCAGCCGCTTGGCCGCGGCCGGCGTCATCCGTGTGGTGAGGCATGTGCGGGTCCCGGGCGCGCATAGACCGGTGTCGGTGTACGCCGCAGCTTCTGCTCCGGAGCCAGCTTCCATTGCGCCGTCCTGGTTCGTCTTGCCGGTCGGAGCAGCTGCATGACGCGCGACCTGTTCGGGCATGCGCCCGCCCAAGCGTCCTACCGACGCGCTCGCGAAGCGTCTGACGACCGTCGAGCGCCCGCGCCCGATGCGTGGCAGCGCTCGTCTTCGCCTCAGGCGTTTTTCTTCGGGCAGGGCCGGAGTTTCACGCGCGACGACCTTCTTCGCGTGAGCGGCTTCTTCGAGGCTGAAAAGGCCTATCCCGACCACGAGATCCTGGTTGTCTTCGACACGACCACGTCGAAGCCATTCACCTACCTGATGCAGCTTCCCCGCAACCATCCTTCGCGTCTGAATGCAGATGGCATGCCTGATCCTGCCCGACAGCCGTTTTGGCGTCATGGCGAAATCATTCACCTGCAAAGCGGGAGAGCGCCGCCCTGAGTTCTTACAGGGAGGGGGGAAGAGGCTGAATACGCGGTTACCCCTCCGACACGGCTCCAAACCGAATCCAGGGAGCAGCGTGGGTGCGAAAGGCTAGAGCGCGGAAGGGGTGTCTGTACGGACGCCAACAGTCTGGCCGACCACAGGGGCGTACATCCGCCTGTGGGCCCTGATGCATACGGTCGGCTCCGGTTCGGCAATGCAAACGGTTGAGCGCGGTGGGTAGGGGGAGCTCTGCCCATCGCACCGATCCCACCTATTCAGCAATGTCCTTCAACAGCCAGCAGGTGTCATAGGTAGAGGTGCAACATGAACATACTAAAGCTCGTTCCTACAGAGAATTCCGCGCGATCGCCGCAACAAACTCCAAACTTCCCCGACTTCTGGGCCAAATGGCCACGAAGGGTCGCCAAGCGCGACGCCGAAAAAGCGTGGGCCAAGCTAAAGCCGGAGGAGAAGTCGGCGGCGCTGGAGGCGCTTCCCCGGCATGTCGAGTACTGGAATGCAGCCGGCCGCGAACGTGAGCACATTCCTCATCCCGCGACATGGTTGAACGGCGCGCGTTGGGACGATGAGATTGTGATGCCGCAGCCGAAACCATCGCAGGCGTCGCAGGGCCAGCAGGCGGCGGCGCCAGGATGGATGGCCAGTTGGTCCGGCATGGACGGCATGGCGCGCCAGCTGCGAATCGACACGGCCCGGCTGGGAGAGACCCACCATGCGTACAAGGCGCGCATTTTGCAGGCGATCGACGACCGCGATCGGGCGAGGAAGGTGGGCTGATGGATCGCATTCAATGGGTGCACAAGCGATTCGAGGCCTGGGCGTTGTGGACATTGAGCGGAGGCGGCGGCATGCCCCGGGCATATGATCCGAACCGCGTTGACCAGACGGCAGACGTGCGGGCAGGATGGCGGAACGCAGACCCTGTGTTTGACGCTGGCGCGTTAGAGATGGACCGCGCGATCGCCCAATTGCCTGCCGAGCTTAAGCGCGCCGTCGTTGCCGCCTATCGCTGGGAGGGAGGAGTGCAGGCGATTGCAGAAACACTGGGCTGCACTCGTGCAACCCTGCACAATCGCTTATGTAACGCGGATCGTCGGGTCCGAGATTGGCTTGATGCCAGGAGACTCGGCGCCGAATCACTTAGGATCGGAGCCGATTCACACGGCAGCAATGCAAAGCGGTCCGGCGGATAGAGAATTGAGGGAGTGCCAATGGATTATCGAAAGCTGCTTGACGACGGATACGCGGAGTATGAGCGCGACTGTTGCGGCGATGTGAGCAAGTCGGCGTATCTGTCTCTGTACATTTTTGATTTCACAACCTATGACCTAGACATGGACGAACTGATGGCCAAGAAGGCACTCGAGGTGTGCCGGGTCATCACCGAAAGGAGCAACCGAGAGTACATCGCGGATCCTGAGAATTACAGGTGGTACATCATCATGTGCAACATGCCGTTCTTTTCTCGGCGGCTGGATTGGGGCACTTCGATTCGCGGTGCTTGGTGGTCACCAGAGCAACCAGAGTTCGCAAGTTGCGGGCTATGGGACGGCGACCGGCAAGTGACAGAACCGCTGGTGTTCGATGATGGCGAGTGGGTTCGGTTCATGACTACGCTTCTAGAGTTTTCAGCAGAACCGACTGCACCGGCCGCAGATTCAGCCTGAATCGTTCGACGTGACAGCGGGGGAATTTTTGCAACTTATACATGAGGGGGCATAATCCGGTACATTCCTGCGGAGCCCGCAACCTAAGAGCCCTGAACGCCAGTCGCCAGGGCTCTTTTGTTTGCGCTTCCGGGGCTGTTGTTGCACCCGTAGTCGGGATCGGCTGGCGCCGACATCGCCACTACTCCTCGGCGTGGCCCGCGCCGTAATCCCGACAGGGCAATCACATATGGTTCAAGCCGCTCCAAAGCCGTGCAAGCACGCCGGCTGCTCGGCACTCGTCTATGACGGGTCCGGCTACTGCGATAGGCACCGGCCTGCTGGCTGGACCGAAAAGCGGGGCGGTTCGACAAAGCGAATCACCGGGCGGCGGCTCCAGCGCATGCGCGCCGAGTTGTTCGCGCGTGAGCCCCTCTGCGTGAAGTGCTTGGAGTACGGGCGGGTTCGCCTCGCTACACAGCGCGACCACGTGATCCCGCTGTTCGAAGGCGGAGTGGACGGGCCTGAGAACGAGCAGGGCCTGTGCGATGAATGCCACGACGAGAAGAGCCTGGCGGAACGTCTCCGGGCACGACGTCGATAGGGCCAAGCAGGCGCGTAGCGCCCTCCAGAGGGCCGCTGGCGGGTGTAAGAGGCATGGCCGGTCCGGGAGGCGATGGCCTCCGGGCGGGAGGGGTGGGTCAAAAGTCTAGGGGGGGTCGAAGCGGAAACCGGCCGCCCCGTCTTTTTTTTCACGCACCGGATTTTTCAATAGGGGGGGGGTCAAAAAGGGGCCTCCTCAGAATCATGACGCACCAGCTCAAACCCGTTCCGAATGTCGGTGGCGGAGTTGGGATCGGTGCGTCCACGACACCAGCATTGCCCGCTGAAATTCCGACCGCGCCGATGACGCTTAGTGCAGCGGAGCGTAAGGTCTGGAACCACGTGACGCAGGCGCTCCTCGACGTTGGGCTGATCCACCGCACAGACGCGCTGGTGCTGAGCGTCATCTGTCGCACGTTCACTCGCTGGGTGGCTGCCGAGAAGCAGCTGAGCGACTACGCGGCGGAGCACGGCGGTAACTACATGGTGACGACGCCCAACGGTTACGTTCAGCCGCACCAGATTTTCCACGTCGCGAGCAAGTTGAAGAAGGAGTTGCTCCAGTGGTTGCCCGAGGCCGCGCTCACTATCCCGTCATTTCAAAAGGCGACGTCGGTGGGCGGTGGCGCTGGTCAGGGCTCGCTGTTTGAGGATGACCCCGTGGAGCAGCATCGGCAGCGCAAGATCGCGGCCGGCATGAGGGCGGTATGAGCGCCTCCAAACGGCGCGAACTCGTCAGGTCGTTTGATTGGGACGCGTACGGCCGGGGCGTGATGGCAGGCGATATCGTCGTCTGTCGCTGGATCAAGCTGGCCGTGGAACGGCACTACCGCGACCTGGAGACGGGCGCAGAGCGCGGTCTGTGGTTCTCGGAGGCGCTCGCGCAACATTCCCTCGAATCGTTCCTCTTCCTGCGCCATTCAAAGGGGGAATGGGCTGGCCAGCCTTTCGAGCTTGCACCGTGGCAGCAGTTCTGGGTGGCGCTCGCCTTCGGCTGGATGCGCACCGATGGAACGCGACGGTTCCGCGAGGTGTGGGAGGAAGTCCCGCGCAAGAACGGCAAGTCGACCAAGCTGTCTGGCGTCGGCCTCTACCTGTTCACGTTCGACGGGGAGGGCGGTGCCGAGGTTTACAGCGCGGCGACCAAGATGGACCAGGCCAAGATCACGCACGCTGAGGCAGTGCGGATGGTCCAGGCGTCGCCGACTCTAAAGCGCAGCATCGGGGTGCGCCTCAATGAGCTTTATGACATGCGGCCCGGGCGCGCCGATGTCTTCCTGCCCTTGGGTCGCGATGCCAAGAGCCTGGACGGCTTGAACCCGCACGGGGCGATCCTGGATGAGGTTCACGCGCACCCGACGCGGGAGATCTACGACGTGATCAAGTCGGGCATGGGCGCCCGCCTGCAACCGATGATCTGGCAGATCACCACGGCGGGCTTTGACCTGTCCTCGTTCGGGTACTCGCAGCATCAGTACGCGGAGAAGGTACTCGAAGGGGTGTTGGAGGATGACGAGTTGCTGGCCGTCATCTACACGGTGGACGAGCCGGACAAGTGGGACGATCCCATCGAGTGGGCCAAGGCGAACCCAAATTTGGGCGTGTCGGTCTACGAGCCGCAGCTGCGGGCGGTGGTCGAGCGAGCCAAACGTCAGCCTCAAGAGTTACCGAACGTTCTCACCAAGCGCCTGAACATTTGGGTGCGAGGTGGTTCGCGCTGGATAGGTGCCGAGCCGTGGCGCCAGTGTGGCCGAGAGGGCCTGAGCCTGGACGACTTTGCAGGCGAAGATTGCTGGGCTGGGTTAGACCTGGCCGAGAAGAGTGACATCGCGGCCTTGACCATGGTGGTGAGGCGGCACGGGCAGTACTACGTTTTTCACCGGTTCTATCTCAACGAGGAGCAGGTCAACGCGCCCGAGAACCGACACTTTTTTGGTTGGGCCGAAGCCGGGCACCTGGTTGTGACGCCGGGAAATGCGACGGACTTCGACTTCATCCGCAGCGATCTCAAGGAGTTCGCCCGGAAACTGAACCTCCGAGAGGTGGTCTACGACCCGAAGTTCGCCGCGTACTTCGCGGCAAAGCTGCAGGAGGAAGACGGGCTTCTGATGGTCGAGATGCCGCAGACGTCCGCTCGCTTCACGCTGCCGCTGGTGACGATCGAAAACCTTGTTCTGACGGGCGATCTGATCCACGACGCGAATCCGGTCATGGCCTGGATGGTGAGCAATGTGGTGATGCGGCTCTCGAAGTTCTCCGGACTTAAGCATCCGACCAAGGAAAAGCCCGAGAACAAGATCGACGGGGTCATTTCCATGACTCAGGCAATGAGCCGTGCGCTGAATGAGTCGCCGCAAGGTGACCAGAACGGCTATTTCGATTCTCCTGTCGTCGCATGATGCGGCGGCTCAACGGAAAGAAGATGGATAAAGCTCTCGTCTCGTATTGCGTGTTGACTGTGTTGGCGCTCGGCTTGTCGATCGCTGGGGTGTATGTCTTGGCGGGTAAAGGCTGGGCTTTGATCGGCGCGGGCGTGGGTCTGGCGCTGCTTTCGGAAGTCCTTCGCCGCGGCATGGCGTCCGAGGCGACGGGAGTCAGTGATTCGGCCATGCCGGCCAACCCGATTCCGCAGCCGGGGGTGCGCAGTGAGTGAACGTAGCCTCTTCGGGGTGATCCGCGCAGGCCTGGCGAGCGTTGGCGGTGGCCGCCTTCAGAAGGCGACCTGGGTGCGGCCTGCATCAGTGCCGACCGATGCGGGCGACGGATTTGCCTATAACGCGCCGTGGCAGCTCGTGACTGATTCCGGTAGGCCGATCAGTGAGCGCAGTGCTTTGAGAATCGCTGCGGTGATGGCGTGCGTTCGCATCCTTTCGCAAACCATTGCGACGTTGCCCTTCTCGATCTATCGGCGGATGCCGGGCGGCGCGCGTGAGCCGGCGCCCGAGCATAGGTTGTATGACCTGCTGCACAACCAGCCCAACGCGGATATGTCCGCCGTGGACTTTTGGCAAGTCATGGTTGCCTGGATGCTGCTGCGCGGTGTGGGATATGCCGAGATGGACATGATCGGCGGTCGGCTGGTCGCGCTCGATCCGCTCTATGTTCCGAACGTGAGCTGGAAAGGGAATGGAGCTCAGAGGGTCTATCGGTACACAGACCCCGAGACTTCCAAGGCGCGGGAGATTCCGGCTTCGCGAATGTGGAAGCTGGTTGCATTCACGCTGACCGGGCGCGAGGGCATATCACCGATCGCCTACGGCGCGAGCGTGTTCGGAAACGCGAGCGCAGCAGACCATGCGGCTTCGTCGCTGTTCGCGAATGGCATGTCGGCCTCGGGGTTCGTGACCACCCAGCCAGGTCAGTGGTTGACGCCGGACCAGCGCGAGAAGATGCGCGGGCACCTTGACGAGTTCTCCTACTCCGCCGCGAACGCGCGAAAGAGCTTCATTCTCGAAGGGGGCATGGGTTATCAGGCGCTGTCGATGAACGCCGTCGACGCGCAGATGCTGCAAAGCCGCCAGTTCAGTATCGAAGAAATCTGCCGTTGGTTCGGTGTGCCGCCGACGCTGGTCGGGCATGGCGAGAAGGCTTCCAACTGGGGCACGGGACTGGAACAGCAAAACATCGCCTTCCTGACGTACAGCCTGACGCCTTGGTTGCGCAGGATTGAGCAGTCCGTTCGCCGCGCCTTGATCCCTTCGAACGAGAAGCTCACCTATTTCGGTGAGTTCAACGTGGCAGGCCTGCTGCGCGCGGATATGAAGAGTCGCTACGAGAGCTTCTCTGTTGGCGTGAACAACGGGATCTTGACGCGCGATGATGTGCGCCGGGCGGAGAACATGGCGCCGATGGGCGGGAATGCGGAAGTGCTGACCGTCCAATCTGCCATGGCCCCGCTTGACTCGCTGGGGGCCACAGCCGAAACGAAAGGGACCTCGTCTGCCGACGCCGACGCTTCCTCGACCGGGAAAGAAGCTTCGCTAACCAGCGATCAGTTGAGCGCGCTTCAAAGTTTGCTGTCGGCGGGAGCGCGGGGTCAGATCCCTATCGAAACGGTGCGCGCGGCGATCGCCGCTGCGTTCCCGCTCCTCACCGCTGAGGAAATCTCGGCAATGACCTCGCCGCTCGTTGGGTTCGAGCTGGCGCCGGAGGGTAACCAATGAATCGAAAGTCCGCGGCCATCAAGCATCGGCAAATGGCGTTTAAGACGACCGACGTCAACGAGGACGGATCCTTCACCGGCTATGGCTCGGTGTTCGGCACAGTAGACAGCTATCGCGAAATCGTGGCGCCTGGCGCTTTCCTAGATAGCCTGCAGGCGATCAAGGCCTCGGGCGATCCGCTGCCGGCGCTGTGGCAGCACCGGAGCGATTCTCCCATTGGTGGCTACGACCTGCTCGAGGAAGACGAGCGCGGTCTGAAGGTGGGAGGCTGGCTCATGCACGACGTCATTCCGCTGGCGCGCGAAGCGCTGGCGCTCATGAAGCGACGCGTCGTCAAGGGGCTATCCATCGGCTACTACGTCGAGGAGTCCAACTTCAACGAGAAGACCGGAATCCGGACGCTGACGAAACTTGACCTGCAAGAGATCAGCATCGTCACGTTCCCGGCGAATCCCGACGCGCAGGTTGACGCGGTGAAGCGAAAGCTCGCCGAGGGCAGCTTGCCGACCATTCGTGAATTTGAAGAGATCCTTCGGGAGAAGGGTTTCTCGCGATCTCAGGCGGAGCGAATCTCCGTAACTGGGTACAAAAGCCTTCTGGATCCGGGGGAGCCGGGCCGATTGGCATTCGACACCGATCCCGTTCGCGCAGCGCTCAACATCCTGCGCGACACCCTTTGAAAAGGACCATCATGCACGCAAAGTTGCACACCAAAGAGTACGGCCGGAAGGACTCGGGCCGCGATCAGCAGCAGCAAGCCGAGGCCGACCTGGCTGCGCTGACCCGCGAGTTCAAAGCCAAGACCGACGAGGTCAAAGAACTGGGCCGCCAGATTCTCTCCCAGAAGGAAGCCGGCGAGCAGTCGACGACCGAGCTGAAGGGCAAAGTCGACGAAGCGCTCCAGAAGCAGGGCGAACTCGGCCAACAGATGCGAGACCTCGAGCAGGCGATCTCGCAGGGACTGAAGTCCATGGGCCGCGGCGAGGACGAAACTCTCGGCAGCGCCATCGACAAGTTCCTCGAGGAGAACCCGGATGCGAAGGACCTGCTGGTCAATCCGGTGCGCGGCAAGTCCGTCCTCATTCCGATGAGCCGCAAGGCGCTGCTGAGCGGCAGCCCCACCGGCGGTGCACTCATCTATCCTGGTGAGGCGCGCCCCATGGTGGCGCCGCTCGTACAACGCCTGACGGTGCGTGGCCTGCTGATGCCCGGACGCACCAGCAAGCCGGTCGTGTTCTACCCGCGCGAGACCGGCTACACCGGCGGACCCGAGCCCGTCTCCGAAGGCACGCTGAAGCCGGAGTTCAACCTCGAAGTCGAGATGGTGACCGAGACCGTCAAGACCATCGCGCACTGGACCGATATCTCGCTCCAGATGCTCGACGATGTCGATTACATCCGCTCGTACATCGAGGGCCGCATGCTCTATCAGCTCGCGCTCGTCGAAGAGAATCAGCTTCTGAACGGCTCGGGTGTCGGCAACAACCTGCATGGTCTGTACACGACGGCTACCGCGTACAGCCGCCCAGCCGGCGTTTCGGTGCAGAACGAGCAGCAAATCGACCGGCTGCGTCTCATGATGCTTCAGGTGGAACTCGCCGACGCCTTCGCCACTGGCATCGTGCTTCACCCGACCGACTGGGCGACGATCGAGTTGCTGAAGGATGGCCAGCGCGGTTACCTGTTCACGAACCCGCAGATGACCACGACGGGTCGTCTATGGGGTCGGGATGTGGTGTCGACGAAGTCGATGTCCCAAGGCGATGCCTTGACCGGCGATTTCGCCGCCCATGCGCAGATCCTGGATCGTCAGGATGCCAACGTGGCGATCTCGTTCGAAAACAAGGACAACTTCGTCAAGAACATGGCAACCATCCGGGTGGAAGAGCGCCTCGTGCTGGCGAACTACCGCCCCGAAGCGTTCGTCAAGGGCCCGATCGACAACGTCAGTTGATATGCGGCCGCGGGCATTGGCGAACAGTGCCCGCGGTAGCAGCAAGGAGATGAGATGCGCGTGATCGCGTTACAGAACTTCGACGGCTACCGGAAGGGCCAGGAGTTGGAATTGCCAAATTCCTATGCCCGAGCCGTGATCGCCAAAGGCATCGCAAAAGAGGCGCCGGCGCACCTCAACCAGATGCGCGACGGTATGCAGAACAAGGGCCCTTCTCGGACCGCTGGCGCACCGTCGTCTGCATCGCGAGCGGTCCGAGCCTCACAGCAGACGACTGCGCGCTCGTCAGACGATGGCGAGAATCGGGGTCAGGGCGGGCTGTTGTAGTTACGAATACGTCGTTCCGGGCGGCGCCCTGGGCGGATGTCCTGTATGCGATGGATCGGGAATGGTGGATGGTGTACGGCGCCGAAGCGCAGCAGCTGTTCACGGGTGAGAAAGTCGCCCCGCACGGCGGAATTGCCGGCGTAACCCGGTGCCTGGAGCTTCGGGCGGAGCTGAACTCCGGGGCTGGAGCGGTTGCCCTTTCCGCGATGCGAGGCGCCGAGCGCGTGATCCTGCTGGGATATGACGCGCAACTGACGGGCGGCCATGCCCATTGGCACCCGGATCACGGCGATGGGCTTGGAAATGCCGGAAGCGTAGCCAAGTGGCCCGCCCAGTTCGCGGATCTGGCGCGCCGGCTGTGGACCGTTCGCGTGGTGAACGCGAGCCGGGCGACTGCGCTGGAGTGCTTCCCGCGGCAGGGGCTGAACCAGGCCCTCGCGGAGAGTGAGGTCAGCAAGCCGCCGTTGCTCGTCAACGGCATGCACGGCCTGGGCGATAACTTGCACCAGCGCGCCATCGTCCGAGAGCTGCTCAATACCTGGGACGTCTGGCTCGAAACACCGTGGCCTTGCTTGTATCACGACTTGGACGGTCTCAAGTTAGTCGGCAAGGGGTCGCGCCTGCGCACGCAGGCGAAGAATGCGCAGCGTGAGGCTTCGCGGTACAGCGTTGCGCCGGTGCCTGCTGGTGCCAGATCCTTGGAAGTCAGGTATCCGCCGGATGCGGTCCGCAAGTGTGGGTCGGTTCTCGCGGCAATGGCGGCGCAGTGCTCCGTTGAGCCGGGCGACTTCCGGCTTCCGGTGAAGCGCGAATGGATCGAACGCGCCGAGGCGCTGGTGAGAAGGTGGGGGCCTGATCGCCCCATTCTGATCGTTCGGCCTCTGGTCGAGCGCAAAGAATGGGGCGGGTGCCGCAATCGGAACCCGGACGCCAGCGTTTACCGGGAGCTGTTCGAAGCCATCCGCGATCGCTTCTTTGTGGTGAGCCTGGCAGACCTGGAACCGGGCAAAGAGTGGTTGTCTGGGGAAGCGTTGCCGGCGGATGTTTCGCTACACGCCGGCGAGCTGGACGTCGAGGTTATGGCGGGGTTGTTCTCCCTGGCCGCGGCGGTCTATACCGCGCCGGGCTTTGCCGTGATTCTGGCCCAGGCGGTGGGCGTTCCCGTGGTTTCGATCTTCGGGGGATATGAGTCCTCGGCCTCGTTTTCGGCGGGGGCCGCGTTCTCTCCATATCTCGGCCTGGACCCTGTCCGGCCATGCCAATGTTTTAGCCACGTCCACAACTGCGATAAGCGGATGGACTTGGCGGCTGCGCACAAGCGCATGAGGGAGTTTCTGGATGAACACTGCAAGACTTCGGCCGTCCGAGAGGATCTCGCCGCGGCAGTATGACGTGGCGGGTTTGCCGCCTGAGTACTTCAACCCCGGCGAACTGGCCGTGTTGCTCCATCTGTTCGAATCGGTCTCGCCGCGGGTTGTTATCGAATTCGGGGTCAACGCGGGCCGGACGCCGGCTGCGGTGTTTCGCAACCTGCCGACGGTAAGCCGGTATGTCGGCGTCGACGTCCTGCCCGGGTATCGAACGCTGATGCCAGTCCAGCGCAACGAGGTGCCGAAGCAACCTGGGGGTCTTGTAATGGACGATCCCCGCTTCGAGCTGGTGCTCCGCGAGCGAGGCAGCTTTGACCTGGCGGTCGCAGACTTGCCGAGCGCAGACGCGATTTTCATCGACGCGGATCACTCGCGTGAAGGCGTGATGAACGACTACCGCTTGGCGCGCGCCCTTGTGCGGCCGGGCGGCATCATCGTTTTCCACGACGACAACGGCCGGAGGGAAGTGCAAGTGACCGAAACTTTGAACGAGCTGTGCGCCGCTGGTGCCCAGATCGTCCACGTCCACGACACCTGGATCTCTTATGAGCGTCATTAACCTGGCGATTGCGAAGGCGCTGCTGGACGTCACGCACGACTTTGACGATCTGAAGTTGCAGGTGCTGCTGGATGGCGCGGAAGCTGAGGCGGCGGGTTACATGAACCGTCCCGACTTGCGCGGTCCTTGGCACGAGGAAGGCGACTCCAATAGCCCGCCCAGCTCGGAGCCTGCGGTCCCGGGTGATGTGGTCCTGGGAGTCATGCTCCTGATGCAGGCTGTATATCAGGCGCCGCCCGACGACGTGCCGAAGTTGCGCGCTGCCGCCGAAGTCAAGCTGAGCCCGCGCCGGCTTGCAATGGGGGTTTGAATGTTGGCCTATCGCTTGCGCCATCGTGTTTCCATCGAGGAGCTGATCACGTTCAAGGGGCCCGATGGACGGGTTGAATCCTGGCAGACGCTCGCGCTCGATTCGGACACGGTATTTGACGCTGTCCCGGCCGAGGTGCTCACCGGGCCCGGCCGGGAAGTGATCGCATCGGGTGCTCCGCAGGAAACCGGTGTGGCGCGTGTGGCGATCCGGTGGTTTCCCATATCGGATGAGCGCCTCGGTCGGTGCCGTCTCGTCTGGAATGGCCGTGCATACCGCATTGAATCCGTCGAAACCGACCGAACGGCACGCCAAGAGTGGCGATTCAGGGCAGTGGCAGACAAGGGAAGAGGGGTCTGAATTTTGAAGCAAAACCAGCTCAACCGCATCGAGGCCGCAATCACGGCCCTCCAGCAGCAAATGGACACGCTCACCAAGAATTTCCTCGTGCTGGTCGAGGCGCTGGACGAAGACGGCGAAGGTGAGCCCATTCGGGATCTGGACGGCAACCTCACCGAGGCCCCGTCATCGACAGGGAGCAGCCTTGATGAAGATGGAGATGCAGCTTAAGGGCCTGGACGACGTCCTCGCCACGTTGAAGGCGCTGCCGCCGGAGATCGTGTCAAAAAAGGGTGGGCCGGTGAAGAATGCTCTCCGGCGCGGTGCCCGCCAGTTGCGGGATGCGGCCGAGGCAAACCTTCGGGAGGTCATTGCGCGCGACGGTGGCCAGTCCACGGGGCTGCTTGAAAAGAACCTGATCGCGTCGCGCGGCAAGCCCCCCTCGAGCGGAAAAGGCGAACGGTACCTGGTGAGGGTGAAGCGCAAAGCGTATCCAGGCCGCAACCCGGAGCGAGACGGCAAGGTGCCCACCGTGCGAAAGAGCGCGCAGCTCCTTGAGTGGGGCTCGAGCCAGCAGCAAGCCACACCATGGTTGCGTCCGGCAGTCTCCCAGCACGGGGCGGCGGTCATCGAGACTATCAGGACTGACTTGCTGAAGCGGATCGAGAGCACGGTGAAACGTATTGCGAAGAATGGTGGAGGGCGCTGATGTTCGCTCCTGTTGAAGAGGTGTTGTCGACGCCTTCGGTTCTGGCCATTGTTGGCCCGTCCGGAATATGGGGTAGCGGCATCGCCCCGGCCAACCAGCCGGCGCCCTACGTAGTCTGGCAGACCGTGGCCGACGATCCGTATGTGCAGCTCTCGGGCGCGCCGGAAGACGATCTAGACGAGGTGCAGATCGACGTTTATACGGCGGTCGAGGCGCAGTCCAAAGAGCTGGCACGCGCAGTCCGCGCAGCCTTGGATGCCGCGGGCGTGGTGAACGCCGTGATGTTCGCGGCGCGAGAACAGGACACCAAGCTCTTCCGCATCAGTTTTCGCGCTGATTTCATCCACAGCCGGCATTAGCCGGTATCAAGTACCCGAAAGCCCGCACATGCGGGCTTTTTTTTTTGGAGCTATCCATGGGAATCAAAAGCCAAGGCACGCACCTTTTCCTGCGTATCCCGAATTCGAGCGGCCAGACTGCGCTCAAGATGAAGTGCCCGACCGGCATCCAAGGTCTGGGTGGCCCGCGGGATCAAATCGACTCCACGTGCCTGGACGACATCGACGATCGCCAGTACGTGGCTGGCCTGGGCAACCCTGGCCAGGTGACCGTCCCGTTCAATTACGACCCCCAGCACGCCAGTCATCAACTCCTGTTCGATCTGAAGGACGCGGGCACGACGGAGCAGTGGCTCATGGGCCTGTCCGACGGCACGTCTGCTCCCTCCTTCAATTCGAACGGCGACTTTCTGCCCATGACCACCCGGTCCGGTTTCGTGTTCGACGCTTATGTGGCAGACGTCAACATTGACGTGGCCAACAACGACATCGTCAAGGGAACCATGATCTTGCAGCGTTCCGGCAAGGTCCGTCCTTTCTACAAGGCGGCGTGAACATGAGCGATATGGATGAAGACCTGTTCGTGTCGCCCGAGGTGATCCGCCGGCCGGTGAAGTTGGGCGACGGCAAGGAGCGCGAGTTCCATTTCCGGCGGTACTCGGGCGCCGTCTACTCCGCGCATCTCGCCGCCGCGGCGTCCCGCAACCCCGACGTGCGGGAAACCGCCATACCGCACTTGGTCGCGGCGAGCCTGTGCGACGAAGACGGCGATCCTGTCCTCACGGTGGCCAGCGCCTGCCGGCTGAAGCCGGTCGTGCTTGCCGCCTTCTACGGGGTCGTCAGGGATCTGAACGAGCCGCGCTCGGAGGAAGCCGAAAAAAAAGCCTGACGGTCGGCCAGGACGAGTGGTTCTGGCACGTTCTCGCTCTCGCGCTGGGCGGTCGGACCGTGCTTGAACTTAAGGACGCCATGACGCAAATGGAGTTCGATCGGTGGCGGCACTTCTATGTGCAGCAGCCGTTCGACGATTTGCACCGCTTCCACCGGCCGGCAGCGCTGGTGGCAGCGGAGATGAGCGGCGATCTTAGGGCTGGGTTAGATTTTCTGACCCGACCGATTCAGACCGCAGAAGATGACGCCGATGAGGCAACCCTGAAGGCGTTCGGCCTTGGCAAACTGAAGGAATCCTGACATGGCAACAGCCGGCAGCATCGTCGTCGACCTGCTGATGCGGACCGGGTCGTTCGAGACCGACACGGACCGGGCGACGAAAAAGGCGCAGAAGCAGTTCAAGGACATGGAGCGCCAGGCCAAGGAGACCGCAGACGCGATTTCCCGGAGCATTGGTGGGGTCCTGAGCGGCGCACTATTTGGTGTAGGCCTGGGCAGCATCTTCTCCAAGTTCATCACCGAGACGCGCAACTCGCAGGACGAGCAGGCGCAACTTGCCGCCGTGCTGCGCTCCACGGGTGAGGCCGCGGGGTGGACCCAGACCCAACTGAATCAGATGGCCGGGTCCCTTGCTGGAGTATTCAGCGAAGGTGACATCAATCGCGCGCAGACGCGTTTGCTTTCATACACGGGGGTTGTCGGCGAAGAGTTCCCCCGCGCTCTGCAGGCCGCGATCGACATGGCCGCTCGGATGGGCGTCGAGGTGGAACAGGCAGCCGAAACGGTCGGGCGCGCCCTGGACGTTCCCAGCCAGGGGCTAAGTTCGCTGTCGAAGCAGGGATTCCGGTTTACGGATGACCAGAAGAAGCTGGTCGAGCAGCTTGAAAAGGCCGGAAAGGTGGCGGAGGCACAGGCAATCGTGCTGAGCGCCTTGGAGTCGTCGTACGGCGGGGCGGCGGATGCCGCGCGAGATACATTGGGTGGCGCGCTTAAGGCGCTGCAAAACCAGATTGACGACCTGATGACTGGCGACGACGGGAGTGTCAATGGCCTCACGGCGAGCATCAACGACCTGACGGCCGTACTCGGATCTCCGGAAACCCAGCAGGCGTTCGCCACCTTTGTCGGTTGGCTCGCGGATGTTTCGCGGTCCCTGGTGACCTTGATCGGTGACTTCGCATCGGGGATGAGCGCGGCCGGCAGCTTTACCGACGCGCTCGCGACCTATGGGCTGATGAATCCGTTTAACAGCCATGCGGAGAACGCCGCCAAGTATCGGAAGGAGCTGGAGGAGCTGGACGCGTTTGAGAAGCGCGTGCTGGCCGGCCAAGAGCAGAACCAGGGAGTCGATATCGCCGCGAAGCGGCTGCAGCTCCAGAACCGCATCGCGTTTTCGGACCGGAAGGCGAATGCGCAGGAAAGGGACGTGTTCGCGGCCTACCAGGGCGTCGGAGAGACGGGGCGCGATATCCAGATGCTTCCGGCTCTCACGGTGGCCGGGAGGCCGCCAGGCGGGTCAGGTGCCAAGAAAAAGGTCGATCAGGGACAGAAACTGATTGACCAGTTGAATCAGCGTATCGCGCTGATTGGGAAGGAGACCGAATACGAAAGGCTCCTAGCTGAGATTAGCGTCGGATCCATTAAGTTTCGCACAGAGGCACAACAGAAAGAGGCGCTTGAGGCTGCAAAGGCTTTCGACACTAAATCGAAGGTTTTCGAGGCCAGCAAAAGGCAAGCGGAAGATTACGCGAAGGTTATGGATGATCTTTATCCGGAACGGGAAAAAACTAACGGGTACCTCGCCCAATTATCTACCCTCAGCCAGGCCTACTTCGACGGGACGCTTAATGCGGAGACGTACTCGGATGCCGTAAAGCAACTAGAGAAAAATTTCAGCGACAGTACCGACGAGATGGGGGAGTTCGCCAAGGAAGCCGCCCGAGGAATTCAGAACTCGCTTGGGGACGGCCTGTACCAGATCATGCAGGGGAATTTTAAGAACATCGGCTCCGCCTTCCTCCAGATGTTGCAGAAGATGGCCGCTGATGCTCTAGCTGCCCAGATAGCTAAGAAGCTGTTTGGCGACTTTGATAAGTCCGGAAACATAGGCGGTTTGTTTGGTGCGCTTTTTCAGGGATTCGGCGGGGGCTCTGGACCAACTGCTGGTCAGTTGGCGGGTGCGACACAAGGAGTAAATGCGGGTCTTCCTCTTGCATTTGATGAAGGCGGCTTTACCGGACCGGGTGGGAAGTTCGATGTGGCCGGCGTCGTTCACCGCGGCGAATACGTCATCAATGCGGCGTCCACGAAGCGGCTCGGACGAGGCTTCCTGGACAGGTTGAACGGATACGCTGAGGGTGGTTTCGTGGGAGCGCGGTCGGCGCCGGCGCTGTCGGGGATGGTCGCCGGCGGGATGACGCTGAACATTGAGACGCGGGGCGTGGACATTGAGGTGGTGGAGTCGCGGCGGAACGAGATGTTCTTGATCGCGCGCCAAGTCGTGGCATCCGACGCCCCGTCCGTTATGCAACGAGAAATCGCGAATCCCAGCAGTCGATCGTCGCGCCAATTGGCGCGCAGTACGACGGCTGAGCGTCGAAGGTAGATATGAACAATCTGCAGAAAATGCCATTCCGCCCTGCCCAGGCGGGCTACGCCGCAGAATTCGGTGACGGGACGTTGCGTGTAACCCTGGATGGCGGAGCGTCACGTTACCGGGCAAGAATTTCGGGTAACTCGGATACGGTGACCGCGACCTGGGTGTTGAGGGGAGAGCAGTACTCGGCATTTATGGGCTTCGTACGCAACCAGCGGCGTAGCGGGTCGGTCTCCTTTCTGATCGACCTTCCGCTTCAGTCGCATGAGTCGGTTGAGTATGAAGCCGCGTTTGTTCCACGGACAGTCCGCCTGGTCTCCAAAACGGCTGCGGTTTTCACGGTGGCGGCGTCGCTCGAGGTCTTCTCGAAGCAGGAGTTCGACGACGCGGATCTCGACTATTGGGCATCGCTCGTAATGATGCTGGCCATCTATGGAAGCATCCCAGCAGCGCGAGAAATCTTGAACCTGCTGGCGAAACTGGTGAATGAGGATCTGCCCCATGCCTGATCAATCTCAAGACTACATTGACTTCTTTTTCGGGGCTCCACAGAGCGCTGCCGAGTTGCAGACCTTGGAGATTAGCCAGCCGAGCTTTTCTCAAGTGTGGAGACTGCAGTCGCACTATCGAGAGGGTTTTTGGGCCCGACTTGAAACCGGCGAGCAGGCATTTTTTCAGTATGTGCCCATGAGGTTGAGACCGCTGGAGGAGCGCGCGAATCTCGATTTCGGATTGACGGTGACGTTGGGCGATCTGGGAGAAATTCTGCCTGATGAAATCCAGCGTGCGCGATCCGCGGGGACGTTGCGAACGAATCCTCCGACCGTCAAGTATCGAGCGTACCGCACGGATAATCTGGAAGAACCCATGTTTGGACCTGTGTCCCTTCAGGCACGGCAGATTGCCAGAAGCGAAGACGGCGCGAAGTTCAGCGCCACCGCGCCTGAAGTGAATGCCAACAAGACCGGCGTTCTTTATCGGACAGATGTCTATCCAATGCTACAGGGGTTCCTGTGAGTATCGATCATCTGCTGGACAAGGAATACGACCGCAAGGCTTACAACTGCCTTCATTACGCCGCAGACTGCTGGGAGTTTTTGACGGGAGACGGGCGGCTCGGATTGGTGAGGGAGTCTGAAGTCGCCAGCCAGGGATTGGTAGGCCTGTTTCGAGGGATGCGAAAGCACCGGGACGCCACCGTGGGGCCTTCGCTCGCCCTCATGGAAACCCTTCAAGGCGAACTGCATATTGCGGTGTGTCTGAGACGTCGCCTGTTGCATATCAATGAAGCCGGCTGTCATTTCCTTCCGGTCGAGGCATATAAATCGATCTACCGAAACATGAGATTCTATTCATGATCGTCGTTCATCTGTTCCGCTCTCCGGATGCGGAAAAGCAGACGTTCTATGTGAACGATCTGCTCTCGTTCCTCGTGTCGCACCTTGGCCCCAGGTTTCCAGCCGGAAGCCGAATTACGGATATGGCAACCGGGCGGCACGTAACGCCGAAGTCGGCGGGAGACGTGGCCGCCCTGCGCGCGTTACCTGGCCCATTCGTAGTTGAAGTGAGTCCGGGCGAAGTCGGCTTCTGGACAGCCCTGGCAGTGGCCCTGGCCACCTCCACCGCGTCCATGATCCTGGCATCGATATTCGCGCAGGAGCCGCCCAATGCCACCGCTCGAAACGTTCAGCAGGAATCGCCAAACAATGGACTGTCAGAGCGCACAAACTCCGTTCGCGTCAACGGCCGAGTGCCTGACATTTACGGGCAGGTTCGATCCACTCCGGATCTTCTCGCGCCTCCGTACAAGGTGTTCGAGAACCATGTGGAGAAAGAGGTCGCGTATATGTGCGTGGGGCGTGGCGCCTACGAGGTGCATGATGTTCGCGATGACACGACCGCAATCTCAGAGATTGCAGGATCTTCTGTTGAGGTATACGCTCCGTTCACTTCTCCGAATAGCGGTTCCGCGCCACAGCTGCGCATTGGAAACGCCATCAACCTACCCGTGATCACGGCCAAACGGGTCAACAGCGTAAACGGTCAGGTTTTGCAGCCCCAAGATGTTGGCAGCGTCATCCGCCGAGGCATGGTGTTCCGTTCGCCTAACGAGATCGTGTCGCAGGATGCCAACGTCGACTTCGGGGATATCTTCCTGCCGGGCGATACGATCCAGGTCTCCGGGGCGGCACAGACACAGGGAACCTTTTCCTACACGCCGGCAGGTGGTGCGTCTTTTGCTTCTGAAAATTCACCTTCACCGCAATGGGGCGTGGTGGCCTTCTCGGGTGACGGATCCGCTTCGTGGTCTGCGGGGCAAATTCTCACATTGTCGAATGGGTACGTCACTTGGACGGCGTCCACAGGGGGGGACGCGGACCTTCCCTACACGGCATCTAGCAACGTTACTGGAGTCTACGGAGTTCTCGACGCTTCTTATGACCCCGTCTCTGACGTGACGCAGATTCGATTGGATGTAACTCAGAACTCCTCCGCCTGGAGGGCGTTCAGGAATGCCTCTACGGAAGTCACCGGCTTCCCAGTTCTAACACGGCCTTCCGACATCGTTCAGTTCGATCTATCGGGCCAGTACGTGGTCACAACGGTTACTGCGGGTCTGCTCACGCTAGACAATCCTTCTGCGGTTAACCCCGGCTGGGCTACCTTGCAGAACGACTACGGTGGTCAGTCTATTGTCCTCAACCCGACGATAACGACGACTGGCGTACGCTGGGTTGGTTGGTTCGCAGTCGAGTCGATAAAGCCGATCACCCGAATCATAAGCAACGTCGTCGCGCTGAACGGGCTGTACAAGGACAATGGCCGCCAGCAGTACCGCCAGGATGTCACTTATCGAATTGAGGCTCAACGCATTGACAGTGCGGGAAATCCGACGGGGGCTGTGGAAGCCTTTGAAAGGACGATTGTTGGATCAGCGGTATCTCGTTCAACGCGAGCTGACACGTTGGACGCTGTTTTGAGCGGAGCCGCGAGCAATCGGTGGCGGTTTCGCGCCAGGCGTTTGACGAACTCGGACACGGGATTTGAGGGTTCGGTGGTGGACGAGATAAAGTGGCGCGACTTGTACGTATGCAATTCGGTGGACCAAGCGCACTTCGGTGATGTGACCACTGTCCAGTCCGTTACGTTCGCAACAGATGGGGCGTTGGCGATCAAGGAGCGCAAGCTAAATCTGCTTGTGACGCGGAAGCTTCCCCAGCGGGTATCGGGTTCGACATTCACGGCTGAGCTGTACCCGACAACGAACGTCGCGGACATCCTTTCGTCGATTTGCTTGGACCCGCAGATCGGCAACCGACCGGCGGCGGAAATTGACTTCGACAATTTCTACCAGACGCGGGACGATATCGTCAGCTACTTCGGCGTCGATATCGCCCAGTTTAACTACACGATAGACAGCGACAACCTGTCTTTCGAAGAATCGATCTCTATGATTGCTGAGGCGGTCTACTGCCGGGCATATCGTCGCGGCAGCGTGATTCGACTGTTCTTCGAACGGCAGACCGACGATTCGGCCATTCTGTTTAATCACCGGAACAAGCTGCCGGGATCAGAGCAGCGCACCGAGGGTAACGCGGCTGAGAATGATGGGATCGAGTATCAGTGGATCAATCCAGCCAACGATGCAGCAGAGACAATCTATCTTCCGGCCGATCGTTCAGCCGTAAACGCGAGGCGTATCGAGTCGGTCGGCGTTCGGATCGAGGCACAAGCAAAGATTCACGCCTATCGAGAGTGGAACAAAATGCAGTACCAAGACCTGGTCGCCGAGTTCGACGCGCTGCCTGAGGCAAACCTGCTGACGGTGAGCGAACGCATCCTCTGCGCGGACAACACGCGGGCCGGGAGCCAGGACGGTGAGGTGGTCGCAGTTGATGGTGGTAACCCTCGGTTGATCACTCTGTCGCAGCCGTTCGACTGGACAGTTGGTGGGCCGTTCCGAATCTTTCTTCAGAGCAGTGATGGTCTGGTCGAGTCGATGCCTGTGCAATCGGGTGGGAGCTCTCGGCTGGCGCTCCTGTCCAGCACGCCGCGGACGCCCATCATTCTGCGGGGAGATGGCTACAACCCGACGGGATACATCCTTGGTCAGGGAATCAGCCCCCGTCAGGCGCAGCCTTTCCTCGTGACCGAGAAGGGGGTTCCAAATGATGACGGCACGATTCCCCTGACAGCGATTAACTACGATGCCAGGTACTACCAGAACGACCTGGACTTCCACCCGTAAAATTGCCTTAACCATAGCCCCGCCAAGTGCGGGGCCTTTTTTTGAGAGTCTCAAAATGGCCGGATTCATTACTGCGCAACAGCTTGAGAATGCCTCTGCCGATGCCAGGACGCTTGAGAAGTTCGACAACGATCCTGTCGGAGTGGCGAACATCAACAGGGTTGGGAACGATGTCGAAAACTTGATGACGTTGAGGCAACGGATGCTGGATGCGGCTTCGGACGCTGCCAATCGCAGGTCGTATCCGACCCTCGCCGCCATGCAGGCCGACACGTCTCAGCCCGTCGGTACCCCAGGGCGTGTTGAGACCGGCACAGGATCTGGCGACTATGTCATGACCACCAGCGGCTGGGTTTGGTCCGACGTGCAGCCGGCATCGAGTGCGCGGCTCGCGGCGACGGAAGCCTCGGTGGCCGATGTGACGTTCCGAACGTCAGGTGTCTCGGCGCGAGCCAAGAGTCGAAACATCCTGGATTTGAATGCTGGTATCACTGGATCTCGGGTCAACACCAGCACTGGCGGCTTGATGACGAATGCCGCTTATTGGACTAGCGCGTACATCAGCATTTCCCCATCCGCGCAATACAAGTCATCGTATGGCAGCTCCTACGCGATGTATGACGAGAATCTCGCGTTCATTGCAGGTGGCAGCGTTTCGTCTGGCACGAACACCTTTTCCACCGCGGCCAACGCGGCGTTCGTGCGACTTGATTACGCGCTGTCTTCTTTGTCGACGCAGATGCTCGCGCTCGCGGCGGAGTATCCCGCATCATTCGATCCATTTGTTGAGGAGACTGCGATTGAGAATATGGCCTATGACACAGCGTTGATCATTGGAAAAATGGAGCGCGGCCCGAAGTTGACGCCGCAGGCTGCGGGGTTCTTCACAAGTCGAAGCGTCAACTTGCTCAATCCGGCGACCAATACGCCGGGAAAGCGGATCAACTCGGCAAATGGGGCGCTGCTGGATTATGCATTGGGGTCGGCAAGCGACTTTATCCCGGTGTTGCCCGGGGTGACGTACACCCGTCGGGGTTCGAACTATTACGCTGAGTATGACGCGGAGTTCTATTTCGTTCGGGGGCAGACGAGCGGATCACCTTCGACGTTTACCACTGCGGCCAATACTCGTTATGTTCGGGTCACAATTTCGGACGCGGAAGCGCCAACGTACATGCTCGTGCAGGGTGCCGCCTTGCCTGCCGATTATTCGCCCTTTGACCCTTCTATGTGGCTGAGCGGCGTGAAAGTAGACTCCACCGGGGACCGGATCGATGAAGGGCGAGCGGATTTTCTGAGCAGAATATCCCCCAACTTGCTTGATGCGAGCCAGTTGGTTCCCGGGAAACGCGTTAATCAAGCAAATGGCGCCTTGTTGGATTACCCCAACAATAGCGCGAGCGGATACATCTCCGTTGAGGGTGGCGCAGACTACTCCTTCACGGAGGCGAATTACTACGCGGAGTACGACGAGAATCATGTCTTCGTGTATGGCGCGCAGCTCGCGGGTGTTTTCAGCATCACGACGCAGCCAACAACGCGCTACGTCCGGATGACCATACGCGATGTTGTTCGGGATCGGTTCATGTTCGTTGCAGGACCTGCCGTTCCCAATGTCTACACACCCTATAACAGCTGGGCTTTCACGCCGAATATCGTTCAGGGTGCGCGATGGGTTGGAAAAAAGTGGAATGTGTTCGGAGATAGCGTTGTTCAGGACCAGCTGTCCTGGTGGCGGGCGGTTTCTCAGCAGCTCGCCTTTGGCACCGCACGAGGCTATGGGGTCGGCGGTACCGCATTTGCCTATCGTGACGCTCCGGAAGGTGTTCCCAACCCCGAGCTCTGGACAGAGCAGTACTTCGCCAACAGGGTGCTGATGATGGACGATGACGCCGATCTGATCACCATTCATGGGGGCAACAACGATTTCCGGCAGGTTCCGCTGGGTCAGATGGGCGATGCGGCGAATAACACCTTTTACGGCGCCGTCCGGCTCACGTGTGAACGGTTGGCTGAAAAGTACCCCGACCGATTCGTAGGCTTCATGACGCCACTGCCGCATCGGAATATGCACCTCACTGATGCGGATGGTAAGAGCTGGTGGGACTTTGTTGACGCGATCCTGGAGACGTGCGCGCGCTACTCGTTTCCAGTGCTTGATATGTCCAGGGGCACGCAGTTGCGCTTCTATAGTGCAGCGTCTCGTCTCGCTTTCTCCCGGCAGACCGTCGATTACCCAAACGGCGATGGCATCCATCCCAACGCCCTTGGCTACGCAACGCTTGAAGCCATGACGCGGAAATGGTTGCTGCGACTCTGATGGCCCGCCTTGGCGGGCTTTTTTTTCGTTCATAGGGGACGCGATTGAACATCCAAGACTTCGACGCCTTCGCGGCAAAGTTTGCCGGCGTGCTTGGCGCCGCAGTATCGATGCGATACCTGCAGGGGTCGTGGCCGGCGCGCCTCAGCATGGCCGTCAGCGGCTCGATGGTGGCCTATTACGCGGCGCCGTACCTGTCGCTCATGCTGGGCATTCCTGAAGGGCTGGCCGGCTTTCTGACCGGCATGTTCGGAATGGCCATCGTCTCGCGCGCTTGGGAGGCCGTGCAGGCGGCGCCCGTCAGCGCGTTGTGGCAAGCCGTGATAGACCGCGTGCGCGGCAAAGGGGCGTGACATGGACAGCACCATCATTCTCACGCTCTGGGCGGTCCTGGCGTTCGTCTGCTGGCTGGTGGTGGCCGGCGGCGCGGCACTCGCAGTCTTCGCGCGCGGCATCAAGGACACGACGCTGGAGCGTATCGGGCTGTCGGCCATCTGCCTGACAGCTACCGGCGCAGCCTGCCGCGTTGTCGTGGCTGGCTGGGCCAGCGCCGGCGATGCCGCGCTGGCGGCCTCTGCTGCCTTCTACGTGGCCGCCGTGACGGCCAAGCACATCAGGAGCCCCAAGCAATGAATCAGTTTCAGCTTTCACAGCGCAGCCTGACGCGCTTGATCGGAGTGCATCCCGATCTGGTGGCGGTCGTGCATTTGGCGATCCAGCGCACGCGGGTGGACTTCACCGTGATCGAGGGCGTGCGCACGGTCGCTCAGCAGCGTGAATATGTGGCGCGCGGCAGCAGCAAGACAATGGCCAGTTTTCACCTGCCGCAAGCCGATGGTCTGGGTCATGCGGTTGACCTGGCGCCGCTGGTGGCCGGCGCGATTCCGTGGAACGACTGGCAGGCATTTGCCGATCTGGCCGCGGTGGTCAAGGCTTGCGCTGCCAAACTGGGCGTCCCGGTGGAGTGGGGCGGCGATTGGAAGTCGTTCAAGGACGGCCCGCACTTCCAAATCCCGCGCGACTGGAAGGGGCGAGCATGATGGCCGCCGGTGGAAAGCTAGTAGGCATTCTGGCTGGGTGGAAAGGCCATGTCGCGGCAGCGGTGGCAGGGGCAGGTGCCGCCTGGTGCGTGCTTGCTGCGGTTCACGGCCAAGCACTGGCCGAACTGCGATTGAAGCAGACCGCGGACGATTTGGCAGTCGCGCGCGGCTCGATCGAGCAGACCAATCGAGACTTGCAGGCGATGGCTCAGAACGCTCGTGCTGCAGCGGCGATCGGCCCCGAACTCACCGCGTCGATCGGCGCACTTTCCAAGGCTTTGAAAAATGCGAATCCTCTGCCAGCTGGTTGTCGTCCTGATGCTGACCGGGTGCGGAACCTCACAGACGCGGTACGTGCCACGCGCGGTGCCGCCGCTCGATAGCGGCCTCGCAGCGCCGTGTCAGGAAATTCCCGATCCTCCCCAACACCCCGCCTCCTATGACGAATGGCAGGTCTGGCTGCAAGATGTGGTGCTTGTGGCGTATGGGGTGTGCGCCGCTCGCCATCGCTCAACTGTCGAAGCTTGGCCGAAGGATTAAGTGAGACAACAAAAAGCCGGTGGCGTCGCGGACGGGCCACCGGCTCAGGGCGCTACTTACTACGGCTCAATACAATCTGGAATCGCACGCCAATGAGACGGACGTGCGCCCAAAACTTGAACTTAAAGACCGAAATTTTTCGGCCCCGAGGATCAAGATCCATAGGCTTTCCCTTGCAAGATAGGCCTTGGTGGGAACTCGACGCCGTTTGACAGCGGGTAGGTGACCCGAATACGATCACATTGTGTTTAGCTATCTAACCACGCCTAGATGCACGAACCGCAGCCTGTTAGCGCGTGCATTTTGGTCGGCCCCAGATCCGTTGCCGCGGCTCTGGGGCTTTTCTTTGTACTGTTGTATTCACAGGTAGCATTTTATCAAGGTAGTTTGCGGGCTTATCCACAGCTCTGTAAAAAATGACCTTCGCGCCGCCGAATCTGAGCAAGCATAATCAAAAAAAACGCTTAGTTATCAATGTGTTGGGCTTCGCTGTTATGTTACAAACAAAATTTGTATCGTCGCGGCTGAGGTTGCGAGACTAACAATCGAACGCCAGAAGCGCGCCTAGCACGATTTTTAATTCGTGTCTGCTATTGTGCTGTCGATAGAGCAAAATGTTGAATAACTTGGCGAAAAATGCGGCGGAGGGTATTAATCGTTGTTTTCGCCACACATCGCGACTAATTTTCTTGCCATTGCATCCACCACCCTTGGTAATAGCGTCGCCCGTCAATCTCCTCGAAGCCGCAGACCATCATTCCTCGATCCGAGCAAAAGGTCAGCAGCTCGGGTTCAAGCAGGTCGGGTATCGGCCCCTTCGCTGTCGCGCCAAACTTGGCCAGGCCGTCCATTGTCATGACGCGCACCTGACGGCGCATGTCTTCGCGGGTGATCGAGTACATCCGCACCGTGCCGGTCACGGCTGGCGCGGGGTCGTTGTCCCTGCGCTTCTGGCCGAGATAGTGGGTACGGACAACTGAGCAAAGCATGATCTGCAGAAAAATACTGTTTAAATGTACAGTATAATGCGCCGTTGTCGGGAGTGGTACGCCAGGCGTGAGGCGATGCTCCGCTGGCCAGACAGCGAAGATTTCCGCATGTGTGGAGGCCTGGGCTGAGTAACTTGGCCAGGTCAGATGTCGGCTTCGATACACCCTAGCGTTGCTTGTAGTGCTGTATTAAAGTACAGTCTCAAGGTTTGTACGTTGGCTGTTACATTTACGGAGGCAACCATGGGCGTAACTGCTTTGCAGGCAGCCAAGCATGCGTGCGAAGCGTCCGGATGGACGCTGACAAATTTGCAGCTGCAAAAAATCCTTTACCTTGCCCACATGATCTATGTCGGGCGTCACGATAATTCTATGGTGACGGACGAGGCATTTGAGGCTTGGAACTATGGTCCAGTGCTGCCGTCGGTCTATCACACGGTGTCCGCGTTCGGCGCTGGCCCGATCAAAAACATCTTTCGATCTGTGCCTCCGCTCGAGGAAGGGGAAATTGCATCCCTGATCGAGGATACGGTTGACCGATTTGCGCCTATGCCACCCTTCAAGTTGGTCGAATTGACTCACGATGACAAGAGTGCGTGGAGCCGTCATTACTCCTCGGACCAGAAGGGCGTTCAGATCCCGAAGTCTTCCATAAGGGAAGAGTACCGAAATCGTTTCGGAAGGGGCAATTAGGCGATGAGTGGTAGCGAGATTGATCAGCTATCTCAATCGGTATCCGGAAATCAGGCGCCGCCTTCTTCGAATGATGGTCCGGCTCGGGCCTCGGCCGATCTGGAGCGTGAGCTTCAGTACGAGAAGGAAGCCCGGAGAGAGGAGCGGTTCATCTTCCTCATCTTTATCGTGGCACTTCTTGACGCCTTTTTGTTTATGAACATGGAAAGCTGGACGGGGCCGGTCGTGATTGGCCTCATCCAGCTGATCGGCTTCACTGTTTATGCAAGGCGTGCGGGCGTTGACGAGGTGGTCCAGCTAATGGACAAGCTTCTTGCGCCGTTCAAGCGTGACAAAACCTAGCTCATCAATAGGCGGCGCGAGACAACATCTCAGCTGAAGCGCTGGGCCTATCGGCTAGGAGGTGCCCATGCGGCTGGAAACATCAAAAAGATGTCAGGACGTGGCGCGCAGCGTGGCCACTGCATTGCGGGCTGCCGCTGGGGCCTCCACCTCTGCGCCCCGACATGCCGCCAGGTGGTCGGCCCAAAGGCACAGAGCCTCGCGCCGCTCTTTCCAATAGCTGTACTGGTCGTAGATTCCTTCTACTCCCGCGAGCTTGTGGTTCAGACACATTTCCGAGATGTCCCTGCCGACGCCTAGCGCGCGCATGTGGGACTTCGCCGTAGAGCGTAGATCGTGGGGAGTGAAACGGCGGACGTCGGGCTTGTGATTCTGTATCCAGTAGTCGATTGCACCCCATACCCCGTCCTTGCCGATCGGCGCGTCACCGCCGTGTTTCTTGAGCCTTTTGACCGACCTCGCCGGGACGATATATCTGGAAGTTAGGGCGAGGCTGTCCAGCTCGCGGAACCATTCGATTACGGATGGCGCCAGAGGGATGTCCATGGCGGGGCCCGTCTTGGACGCCGGGATGTGCCAGAGGCCGGCCCCTAGGCGCTTGACCGTGTGCTGGTCGATGCGCACGTGCTCGCGCAGCGTGGTGCTGAACTCGGAAACGCGCACGCACGTCGCCGCGATGATCCAGACGCTCAGCTGATTCTGGCGGTTCATGCCATCAGCGCGCATCACGACGGCCAGCTCCTCGTCGGTCAGCATTAGGCGCACCTTAGCCTTGGGCCGCTTGCCGATCAGTGATTCCAGGCTGATGCCCATGGCGGGGTTGACCTGAATGATGTGCTGCCCGGCGGCATGCTTGAACAGCTCGCGGGTGACGATGTACAGCGCCTCCGTCTCGCGCCAGCCCGTGGCGGTGGCGAACCCGTCCTTCGTCTTGCGAATGAGGTCTATGACCTCGCCAGGCACGAGGGCATCCACCGCGCGGCCGCGCCAGGCCTTTTCGATCCGGCGCAACTGGCGCTCGTACAGCTTCTGGCTGTTGGGCGCCAGGTGGCGCAGCACTTTGGCGCGGTAGTCGTCGACCAGCCAGTCGATGGTCTTGGCGGCGCGGGCTTTCTGCTTGGCATCGCGCTTCTCTGCCGCGGGGTCCTTGCCGGCGTCTATCATGGCGCGCAGTCGACTGGCCTCCTTGCGCGCTTCGGCCAGGCTGATATCCGGGTAGTTGCCGATGGTGGCCTCGGCACGCCGGCCGGGCATTCGGTAGCGCAGCACCCAGGCCGCGGTGCCCGCCTTGGAAAGGGTGAACGTCAGGCCGCCGCCGTCGGACTTGGCCAGGGGCGCGCCGGCGCGAATCCAGCTCTTGATCTGGACGTCGGTCAGCAGGCCCTGCAATACGCGCTTGGTCGCCATGGTTCCCTCGGTTTTGGGTAGCTGGGCGGTTTGGCTACCCACCTAGCTACCCATTATTTGTGAGCTGGGAGGATAACGCCTGAGAACTCAAGAAATAAAGCCGCAAGGATTTATGCGGCTTTCAGAGGGGCGGTGATAGGTGGTGAGAAGTCCAGAACATCAGACCAAGATTATGTCGTACTTCTCCTGCGAGTACGTCGCTTCCACTTCCAGCGACACCCGCTTGCCCACGAAGTCACCCAGCATCGCCAGGTGCTGGCTTTCCTCTTCCAGAAAAAGGTCGACCACTTCCTGCGAAGCCAGAATGCGAAACTCCTTCGGGTTGAACTGCCGCGCTTCTCGCAGAATCTCCCGCAGGATTTCGTAGCAGACCGTGCGCGGCGTGCGCACATTGCCGCGCGACTCGCACATGGGGCAGGGCTCACAAAGCTGATGCGCCAGCGAATCGCGCGTGCGCTTGCGCGTCATTTCAACCAGGCCCAGTTGCGTAAAGCCATTGACGGTCATGCGGGTTCGATCGCGTGACAGCGCCTTCTTCAGTTCCGCCAGCACCGTGTCACGGTGTTCCTGTTCCTCCATGTCAATGAAGTCCAGGATCACGATGCCACCCAGATTCCGCAAACGCAGTTGGCGCGCGATCGCCTGCGCCGCCTCGAGGTTGGTCTTGAAGATCGTGTCATCGAAATTGCGGCCGCCCACAAAGCCACCCGTGTTGACGTCCACCGTCGTCAACGCTTCCGTCTGGTCGATGATCAGATAGCCGCCCGACTTCAAGTCGACCCGGCGCGACAGCGCGCGCGCAATCTCATCGTCCACATTCGCCGTATCGAACAAGGGCCGCTCGCCGCTGTAATGCTGGATGCGGTCCACCACCGACGGCGTGTAGACACGCGCCCATTCCAGCATCGCAGCAGTCGTCGTCCGCGAATCGACCAGAATCGACCCGGTATCGGGCCCGACCATGTCACGCAGCACGCGCTGCGCCAGCGTCAGGTCCTGGTGCAACAGCGCGGGGGCGGGCTGTGTGCGGGCCGACGCCTGCACACTCGTCCATAGCTTGCGGAGATACTCCACGTCCGCCGTCAGCTCAACGTCATTGGCGCCCTCGGCCTGCGTGCGCACGATGAACCCGCCTTTTTCATCAGACGGCATCAACGCTTGCAAACGTTCCCGGAGTTGGATGCGTTCCGACTCCGAATCGATCTTTTGCGAAATCCCGATATGCGGATCGTGCGGCAGGTACACCAGCATCCGCCCCGCCATGCTGATCTGCGTGGAAAGCCGCGCGCCCTTGGTGCCAAGCGGATCCTTGACTACCTGCACCATCAGGGTCTGTCCCTCAAAAATCAGCTTTTCAATCGGCGTGGGCGTCAGCCCTTGGCTGCGTTCGGCGCGATTCTCACGAAGATCCGCAATATGGATGAACGCCGCACGCTCCAGCCCAATGTCGATAAAGGCGCTCTGCATTCCTGGAAGCACCCGGACGACCCGCCCCAGATAAATGTTGCCGACGTGGCCCCGTTGAATGCTTCGTTCGACGTGCAGTTCCTGAACCGAACCTTGTTCCACCAGCGCAACGCGGGTTTCGAACGGGGTGACGTTGATCAGGATGTCTTCGCTCATGGCGATCGCAGGGGGCAT